CTCTGCTCGTGCCTCTGCTCGTGCCAACCTGCGCGTCATATCGCTCGACAAAAGAAAGCCAGCACCATACATCGCTTTTCTCAGTGGCTTCTGACTTTCAAGCTGTCGAATGAAATACGTATCAGTTTTGGGAATCTCTATCGTTTCGCCTTTGCTGGATAGCCTCCCCAAGCGCGTGGCCATAAGGACGCACTTCGGATAGTTGAGCTTCGGTTGCTGTTTGTTTTCTTGCTTACACGCTTCCTCGATTATGTCCTTCAGCTCCGGCGTGGTGATTGCTGCGTTGACCGTGTCGAGGTTCGTAACGAATGAGGTGCGCACCTTGGCGCCGTTAGCGTATTCAATGTTTGCAAACGTACACACCGCGCAATCAATCATGTCGCACATGAAAATGGTGAGCGACGGCGCAAACAGAAAATACTTGATGCCGCGCTCTGTGTACCATCGGCGAATGGATGCCAGGATGGAGAAAGGCGGGTTGTCTACAACAACGCAACCCTCTGGATATTCCTCGCTCTGGTAGTCTCCGCCTGGACGGAACGGTCTGACAATTTGCGCATCGCCTAGATCATACTTATCGCGCACCCACTCAAGCACAGCGTCATACACCGCGGGGGGGGTAAAGCAATCGTCGGTGGTCAGCTTTGGCTTGAACTTCTCAACGAATGCTTCATAGTCTTCGAGTTTTTCTTTGCTTGATGACGATACGCCCATTTGTATAAACCTCTCCACTTATGCATAAAAATGAATATTGAGCTAACAAAAAAGCGCCCTCATTTCTGAGAGCGCCCGAGTCGCTTTGTTAACTTTCGTACATTCCTACGGTATCAAGATAGCACGTTTTAATATGAATATAACTGCAAGATTATGCACGATTTATGAATATTCTTCTTGCTTTATACACAGCTTAGCAATACCCACCGTGTTTGTAAACTCCAAAGAACGTTCGCGCAGCTTGAACGCTTGGCGCATGGAAACGTGCGCCCTCTTGGCCGTCTCCGCCCACGTGTAACCTTCGACGAAGTACAGCTGCATCACGAGAGCCGCATCTTGGCCTAGTGCTTCGCCGATTGTGTTGCATGCGGTGTAACCGTCAAGAATGACGCTCTCCAATTCGTCTAACAAACCCTCTAGAAACGCCTGTGCGGTTATTTCCGCTATGCTTACGCGTGCGGTCGGGTCAGAAGTCGAATTCTTAGCTCCTGCGCCGCCAGAAGCCTTCAGAGGCTCTCTAACGGCGTTTAACCTGTTGCGAGCGCTTTCAATGTCTTTCGCGGCCTGCCTAACACTCTCCCACCATTCCAGCCCAGTCATGCCACTACCTCGCCTTTTCCTATAATTCCTCGACCGAGAAATAGATGCCCATGATGTCAGCGTAGCCTTTGTCGAGACTCTCGCTGCAGATAAAGCGGTCGTCTTCAATTATCCCACACCTGGTCAGACAGTCTTCAAACGTCTTCAGCATGTTCGACATGTCCGGCTTCTCCGTCATGGGGGTGCCATCGGGATGCTTAGGGCTCGCAGGAAAGCACCACTTCACCACGCAACGCAAAGGTCCGGTGAGTGGCTGGAAGTTTTCCGACACCTTCGTGACCGACTTCAGCCACACGCAAATCAGATCCTCCGCGGTCTTCAGTTCATCCGACTTCCGGATGGCGGCGTGCATTCCTTTACCACCGCCCACGATGTACGCCAGAAGGGCGTTATGCGTCACGCTCGGCGGCTTCATGGGCAAGAATGCCGATACTCTCCTCTTCGCGTCTTGTGCGGGCTCTCCGTGACTTATACGGCCGCCCGCTCCTCTTCTTGTGTCAACCACATCAATCAATCCCCTTAATGTGAATCGTGAATCGTGAATCGTGAATCTCGAAAAATGGAACCGCGCCAATTACGCGGGCGCGCGCGGAAATGTTCAAGAGCTTGCGGCAAACGCACCCTAGCACTAGCCTCAGC